GAGCGGCACGTCGCCCCGATGTAAAACTCATAAATTTTTCTTAAAAGGGATTCCTCCGGATGGGCCTGCGCGTAAAGGCTGAAACGCACCGGTTTCTCAGCGTCGAAGCGCTGGCGGCAAATTTGGGCTCGGACATGCTGCAGCACGCTGCAGCGCTCGGCCTGAACGAGCATACGCAGGAGCAGAAGCGCCAATCGGTGGTGCGGATCTCGGCTTTTACGGGCGTGCCTAGCGGCTACGTCCAGTCGAAGGCCTCAATCAGGAGTGCGTCGCCGGGCCCGGTGATGAATTCCGAGGTCAGGGTGAGGGACAAGGCGCTGAACATCGGCCAGTTCGGCTCGCCGGTCTGGGATCGCTCGATGACTGGCGCCGAATTCTCGGGCTGGAATGTCCGGCGGACTGTCGCCGGGTCTTTTGTGCGGAATGGCAAGGTCATGAAGCGCGAGGGTGAAAAGCGCTACCCGCTAAGGGCGATCTGGGGCCCTGTCCTGGCGAGCGAATTGCTCCGCACGGATTGGAAGTCGTCAATTCCGAACCCGGAAATGGCTGAACGGTTCATGGCGTCTGATCTGACGGCGCGGGTTTTCCGCATTATGTCGGTGAAGATGGGTTTCTGACGGTGTTCATTGCGTAAACCCAAAATTCCGAAGCCAAAGCCGACTGATCGCCCGAGAGATGTGACTGTCGGGGCCTCCTGGCTGCCGAGCACCATATCTCGAGCCGACATTGCGGTGATTTTGGGTGTGAGCCCTCGTGTCATCACCGATTGGGCTGCGAAGGGCGTGCTCAAGCAGGCTCCTGAGAAGGGGCGCTACCTCACGCTGCCGTCAATTCACGCCTACATGGGCGCTTTGCGCGACTCTGCTGCGAACCGGAAGACGGAAAGCGGCCTGAGCCTGGCTGATGAGCGTGCGAGGCTGACATCGACCGAGCGTCAGATCGCCGAGATCAAGCTGGCGCAGAGCCGGGGCGAGGTTCTGACGCTGACCGAGGTGTCGGATGCGTGGGGCGGGCTGATGGCCTCGGTAAAGGCCAACATGCTGGCGCTGCCGAGCAAGGCACGCCAGACGCTGCCGCACCTGACAGCGCATGACGCGGTGGTGCTGAAGCAGTTGTGCCGGGATTTGCTGGTCGCCATGTCCGAGGACATCGAGGCCGGTGTCGTGGGTGCGGATGCGGAAGGCATCGCCGATGACGAGTAAGTCGGTTGTCACGCTGCGGCGTTCTGTGGCGAAGGCTTTGCGGCCGCCGCCAGAAATGCGGTATTCGGATTGGGCCCGCGAGAATTACAGGCTCTCGACGAACAGCGCAGCGCCTGGGCGATTTCGGCCTTGGAAATTCCAGCGCGGGATCCTCGACGCAATCGGCGACCCGACGATTGAGCGGGTGTCGGTCATCAAGGCGGCCCGCGTTGGTTACAGCACGACCCTGATCGCCTCTCTTGGCGCGGTGGCCGTGAATGACCCGTGCCCGATCATCCTGCTAATGCCGACGGATGACGACGCCCGCGGGATTGCGGTTGACGATGTCGACCCTGCATTCCGGGACACGCCCGCACTGAAAGGGATTATGCGCGTCGGGCGGTATGACGCGAGGAACACGATCACGCAGCGGGCGATGCTCGGCGGCGGATCGCTGAAGATCCTGTCTGCGATGTCGCCGCGCAACCTGCGCAGGCACACCGCCAAGGTTCTGTTCTGCGACGAAGTGGACGGGATGAAGATCACCTCTGAAGGTGATCCTCTCGACCTCGCAGAAAAGCGGACGCTTTCGTTCGCTGATCGCAAGATCGTTGTGGGCTCGACGCCCACCGATGACACGTCGACCATGATCGGCCGGCGTTACGACGAGTCAGACCAGCGTGTCTTTGAAGTTCCATGCCCTGAGTGCAACACACCGTTCGAGATCCAGTGGGAGCATATTCATTATGCGCCCGAACGGCCGCATGAGGCGCATTGCGCGTGTCCGCACTGCGGATCGCTCATTGAGGAACGCCAGAAGCCCGCGATGGTCGAAGCCGGCGAGTGGCGTGCCACAAAGCCGGAAGTCAGGGGACACGCCGGTTTTCGGCTCAGCGCCCTGATCTCTCTTTTCGCGAACGCCTCATGGGGCAAGTTGGCGGAGGAGTTTGAACGGGCCAGGCGCGCTGGAGCGTCTGGCCTGCAGGTTTTCGAGAACACGGTTCTCGGTCGCATCTGGTCGAACACGATCGACGATGTGAGCGAACACCACCTCATGACGCGCGTTGAGCGCTTCGGCCTCAAGTGGGATCCGGGTCTGTCTGTGTGGCAGGTCGAGATCCCGAACGAGGTGGCCTACATCACGGCGGGCGTCGACGTTCAGGTTGATCGCCTCGAGGTCACGCTGCTCGGATGGTCTGAGGATCATACGTGGGTTCTCGGGCACGAGGTTGTCCGCGGCGCGACGAACCTCGAGACGACTTGGCTTGAACTTGATGCGCTCTTGTCGACGAGGTGGGTTCACCCGCTCGGGATGGAGATCGGCATCGAGGCGGCCTGCGTTGACTCAGGCGACGGCAACCGAACGCAGTATGTCTACGATTTCTGCGGGCCACGTCAGTCTCGCAAGATTGTGCCCATCAAAGGGCGGAACGGGCCTCACCCTGTCATTCAGGTGAGCCGCACCCGCTCCAAGCGCCGGGCTGGTGTCTCGCTGTTTCTGGTCGGCGTCGATCAGGTCAAGACCGACATCATCACCACGTTGCCGCTGTCATCGGACAAGCCTCGGGCTTTCCGGTTCAGTGACCTTCTGGAGGCCGAATGGTTCCGGCAGGTCACGTCCGAGCGCCGCAAGGTGAAGTTCATCAAAGGGCGCCCGGTTCCGGAGTTTGTCAGGATCGGCGGCCGGGCGGCGGAAGCCCTCGACTGCACGGTCTACGGCATTGCAGCGCGTCACCTGTGCCGGTTCGATTTCGACAAGCGGCGCGAAGAACTGAAAGGGAGGCAGGAAATGAAATCCACACTGAAGTCCAGCCTCAAGCGCCTGCATGGCTAAGCCCCGGATCTCCGTGACCGCAGCGACGGGCGAGACGTTCGAGCCGCCTGTGCAGGGCTACCGCCCGCAGTCGGCCTTCTTCAAGGGCGATCGCAGCGTGTTCCTGTCTGGCTGGAACCCGCAGCTTCGCGAGTCTCACCAGGATGTGGAGGCCGGCTGGCAGAAGTCCGCCGCCCGCGCCGTCGAGAGCCTGCAGAACAGCGGTTTCATTGCCGGTGTGATGGAGGTGTCTGGCGCGTCCGTGGTCGGCAACGGCCTGCGCATGTCTGCAAGGCCTGACGCCAAGGGTCTCGGCTGGTCGCAGGACACGGCCCGAGAATGGGCGGCAGAGGTCGAGAGCCAGTGGGCGGCCTACTCGCTGCGCCCTATTGAGTGCGACGCCGCGGGCAAGATGACACTGCCGCAGATGCAGCAGGCGGCCTATGCCTCCTATCTCGCCTATGGTGAGGCTGTGGCCCTGCAGCCGATTGTCCAGAGGAGCGGCGTGTCTTCGATGTCGAAGATCGCGCTGATCCCGCCATCCCGGATCGTTGATCGGTCGGATGCGTCGCTGCGCACTTATCAGGGCGTGACGGTCGACAATTGGGGCATGCCGCTCACCTACCGGATCAAGCAGCCAGACCAGTTGTATGGCGACCTTGAATTCGATGTCGCCTACATGGACCGTGACGGTCGGCGTAACATCAACCACGTCTTCGATCCCGGCATTGCCGTGACGCGGGGCATCTCGCCCTTGTCTCCGGTGCTGAAGGTGATCAAGCAGGTCGATCAGTATTTCGACGCGACGCTGACCACGGCGCTGATTCAGACCATCTTCGCTGCAACGATGAAGACGGGCATGAACGGCATTCAGGCCTTCGAGGGCCTGATGACGGGTGCCGATGCGTCGGGCAACCCCGGCGCTCTTAACCTAGACGCTTTCGGCGAGGCCAAGGCGGGCTGGTATGAAGACGCCAAGATTGACCTTTCGCAGCACGGCCGCGTGGCGCACCTGTTCCCCGGCGACGAGCTCGACTTCAAGGCCGCGCAGCATCCTGGCTCGCAGTTCGACACAACGATGCGCTGGCTCATGCTGGAGATCTGCCGCGGCGCTGGCGTGACCTACGAGAACGGCACCGGCGACTATCGCGGTGCGACCTACTCGAGCGTGCGCATGGCCGGCGCGATGGAATGGCTCACTGTCATGCGGCGTCGCGACAATATCGTGATCCCGTTCTGTCAGTGCGCCTATGAGACGTGGCTTGACGAGCGGATCGGCACTGGCCGTATCGGCTTCCCCGGCGGCATTGAGGCGTTTCGCGCTCAGCGTGGCTATGCCTCTCACACCATCTGGACAGGGCCGCCGCGCCCGCAGGCCGATGACTTCAAGACGGCTCGTGCCTTCCAGGTCCGTAAGGAAATGGGCGCGATCACAATTGCCGAGATTGCCGCCGACTACGGGCAGGATTGGGACGACATGATGCGCCAGCAGGCGGCGGAGAACGCGCTGGCTGATGAGTTGGACCTGCCAAGGCCATGGGCCCCGACTGACATCATGCAAAAGCCGGAAGGCGAAGAACTGGCCCTGAGCGGCCCTCCGGA